AAATATTATTTATGGTGTTATGTTATAGCTGATATCTGTTTTAGGATTAACAATTTACAACCTTGTCATGTAAAGTCAGAAAAAACAAAAGTGTTAATTTATATGGGCAAGTATTGGATCGGTCACTTGGAATTATGCCCTTCACTATTCGAAAATAATTGGGATTTTTATAAAATGGAGTCACCATTAATGTATCTAACCAAAGACTATAGAGAGAAATTGGCCATGGATTTCCTAAATGAATCCAATAAGGGTAGTGTGATTGATGTACTTAAAAATTACCCTCCCATTAAATACAACCCAAAAATCTTGTCCAATCTAACTGTGTGTCAACATAGACCTGTAGCAGACTTGCACTTAACTACGATCCACAAATTAACTAAAGTTGATGTGATAATGATAAGTTATGGTAGCACAGGTGATTTGTTACCGATTTTGTCAATAATGAATCATTTGAATGGCACTGGAAAGGAATGTATATTAATATCCCATCCAGAGTTTGAACATTACGTTGCCAAAGAAAGGTTTTACAGTTTAGAAGTCTCATCAAAGGACACTATGAAAATGGCAATGGATTACAAATATAAAGGTGCCGCTTATGTAGCATTAACTAGCTTTAAGCATTTAACTATCATGCATCGTAAACTAGAAGAAGTGTTGTCAATGTATCAAAATTACAATTGTGAAATATTCTGTTCTCATTCCATGACATTGTATAAAAACTTTGCAGAGTATTACGGGAAAAATTGGATCATAATAGATTGTTTCCCATTAGGTATGATGGGTTCCATTGACAGCGAACCCACAATATCAGACAAATTGATTGATACATTTTACAAGTATGAATTAAGCATTCCAATTACAACAGGTAAAGGTTTCCAAAAACGGAATATACCGATTAAACATTTAACTACATGCTTTGATTGGATGGTGATAGGTTATGGCCATAACCCTTGCATTGGACCATTGCAGTTTTCGTTTATGAATGGAAGGTTTAAAACCACATCCATACCTGAAAACAGTGTATTTATTAACTTTGGCAGCTGTTCTGCAGAGATTGAACCATTAACCCTTTATAATTTGGGTGAACAAATATGCAATTTAGGTTACAATGTAGTGATATACGATAAAAATTGGAAGGTTGTGATTGATGCGAAAATAACTGAAATAGTAAATAGAACTCAAGGAAAATTATTTGTGCTAGAGCATTTTAATTGTTGTGACATGCTAGGGAAGTGTTTTGCAATGATTTGCATGGTGGTCATGGCACTATCCTGGATGGGTTATTTTCTGAAATGTTTATAATCATACTGCCACAAATTTTTGATCAATGGCACTGGGCTTGGTTATTACCAAAATTTGGAGTTGGTTGTCAAATTAGCTCTTTAGAATTAAATGAAGAGTTAACTCAAGGCTTGATCAATGCTAAGTGTTCGTTGAAAAAAATTAAAGATTTTAAAGCTAATATGGCTATAAACAATGTTAATTTATACAAAGTTTTGTACTCTGAATCAAGTTTTGGCCCCAGATCTCATCCTAGGGTTCTAGAACAATCGAAAATTGGTAATAACATGAAATTAGTTGACAGTTACAGGAACATAGAACTACCAGATGGCATATGGCAAATGCGCAACATTAAATACAGTGAAGTATTTAACCCAATTACAAATGGCCATTGTGTATTGATGTGTTTAAAGAATGTGTTTGATTTTGATTCATTTAGACAAATAGAAACCACTTCTTCAATAGCAGTAACCAACATGTTTAAACCTGGAGTTACAGAAAATGAATTAAGAGACGGATTATTATCCATAGGAATCAATTTCATGTTAATTAAAACTTCAACTGGTAAATTATTTAAGTTATTCAATGCGCCGACAATATGTCTTAATATAGGTGAAGTTGGAATTGTTAAACATTGTAGCGTTGTCAGTGTCATAGGTTTAGATGAACAATATAGTTTAATGAGCCAACCACTAACCACAAACATAAGGGACAATGATTTGAACGAACATATAATTCAAATGCAAAATACCTTTTCAATCAGTGAGTTATGTGACCCAATCATCATGATGTCAAAATTTGGAAACAAGTTTGTTAAAAATTTTCATGCCAGAATGAGATCTATATCTTTGCACAGTCTGAGTTCAAGGCAGGAATTACAT